GCCCGTCGTAGTCCCCTGGTGGAGGTAGTCCCTGGGGCCTTTGATCCGGCCTTCGAACGGGGGCCTTTTAACCAACCAAGTCCGGGGTTAGGACGCCAATTTAGTATGGGATTTGGTGGGGGTTTTGATTCTATTGTTGATTTAAATCCACTTAAATCGGAGTATTTCCTATTGCTCGAACGGGGAAATGGACGCGGCCGGTTGTTTCGTATTGGCCGGGTTATGGACGTTGGGGAGCGAAAGGAATATTTAAAAATCAAGGCCGAAGAAATTGAAGAGCATGGGACGGGGTATCCCGAATGAATGGCGTGAAGGTAGATACTCGGGAAGTCCGAAAGTTAGCCAACGAAATAGCCCGGTCCAGTGGTGCGGCTAAGCAAATGGTTATGGTTGCCTTGGTAAACGCCGCCATGGAAACCCGGAACGAAATGATCGGGTCCATGAAGGGGACGCCTAAAACCGGACTTCCCTACAAGCGGGGTAAGAAAACCCACATTTCCTCCAGCCCAGGGAATCCCCCGGCGATAGATCGTGGTGGGTTAGTCCGCTCTATAATCCCGGACGTGCGCCCCGCTAACTTAGAAGTTGAGGTGGGTTCCACAATAGTTGATCCCCCTTACCCCATATTTCTGGAGGAGGGAACGTCTAAAATGGCTGCCCGGCCTTGGGTAAAACCGGCTTATGAGAAGATGGTCCCCAAGGAGTCGGTTAAAATAACAGCGGCGGTGGTAAAGGCCGCGTTGGAGTGGAAGAAATGAGACTGCTTCCGGTCATACTTAAACTGCGGTTGGCGGGGACTTCCTTCCAAAACCGGATAGCCGGTGCCGCCGAATTCGCCCTGGCCCAACGGAACGTCTTGAACGATGAGATGGCCTTTGTTTTACCGTTGGCGGAAGATTGTGAATCTAACCGTAACGACGGGGGCCTGGTTCAGAAACTCACCGAACGGATAGGCGTAGCAACGGCCATTCGAAATGATTCAACCCAATCGGACAAGTTGGGTATCCGCGCGTACGACCGCTTGGAGGAAGTCCGGACGGAAATCTGGCATGCTATTCTGGGTTGGGAAGTTCCCGGCTTCGAGACGGTCTTGGAGTACCGGGGTGGGAGAATACTGGGGATAGATCGGCCTTATCTCTGGTACCTGTTCGAGTTTGAGGCAAAAAAACATCTGGTAGACGGGCCTGGGGGAAATGGGATAAAGCCGGATGACTACCCGAACGCCGTGGGAGTCTATGTAAATCCGGACGGGGAACCACCTTTCTATACCGGACCGCTTGGAGATGGCGTTCCCCCTGGTCCAACCCCGGACCTGGTGGGCGGAAATCCGGACGGGACACTGGCAACTTTTGATGAAATTTACGCCCAGTATTTCCTGGCGCCGAATAGTAATATACCGCTTCAGGGTCCGGCCGGAATACCCCCGACCTTACCCACGGCTATCGCAGACCCCGATATGTCCCAACTTATAACGCTGGTGGAGGATTAAAAATGGCGGAGCAAGTTTACCTATACCCCAAGGAAGGGCAGATAGTCCGTGACCCCATGGACAAGAATCCCCTGCCGGTAACAGGGGCCTGGAAACCGTACATCGGACCCGCTGGACGCTATTGGCGACGGCGGATCAAGGATGGAGACGCAATCGTTGGAAACCCGCCCGAACCTGCGCAATTGCGGGGTGGGAAACACGAAAAGGAAAGGAAGGAGTAACCCATGACCATCGCTTTTAACAACATTCCCACGACGGTTCGAACCCCCGGAGTATACGCGGAAATCGATAACTCCAGGGCCCTGCAGGGGTTGATCCAGAATCCTCACAAGGCCCTTATACTCGGGCAGAAGATAGCGGCCGGCACGGTGGCTGTAGCCACGTTACAGTCCATCAGTCGGGAAGACCTGGCTGACGGGTACTTTGGGCCGGGGTCTATCCTGTCCCGGATGTGTAAGGTCTTCAAGAAAAACAACCCGAATACGGAATTGTGGGCCATGGCCCTTTCGGCCACCGGGGGAGTCGCCGCCAGCGCCACGATCAAGTTTTCCGTGGGCCTTTCCGCCACGGGGAATTCGGCTTCGGGGACGGGAACCTACTACCTTCTGATCAATGGCCAACAGGTATATGGTACGATCCAGTCCGGTTGGAGCGTGACCGATGTAAACTCGTTGTTCCAAACCACGATTAATACCACCAATTTCAGCCACCTTCCGGTCAAGGCGTCTACCAACGCCGCTTCCGCGTTGAATCTTATTGGGTGTCACCAAGGGGAAGCCCTGAATTATATCGACATCCGCGCCAACTACTACACCGGGCAGAGTCTTCCCAAGTGCTTCCCGGATGCCCCAACTATCGTAGGTATGGCCAGTGGAACGGTAAACCCGGACCTGGGGGACGCCTGGGCGGTAGTGGAAGGGGAGCAGTTCCACTATATCATACAGCCCTATCTCGACACGCCCAACTTCGTGGAAATCGAGACGGAATTGGCCGACCGGTTCTTGCCGTTGGAAGACCTTCAAGGCCACGGCTTTACCGCCGTTCGGGGAACCCAGGCCAGTTGCACTACCTTGGGTAACTCCCGGAATAGTCCCCATAACACGATTATGGGATTTAACGATAGCCCCACGGACCCGGCCGAATGGGCGGCAGCCTTGGGCGCGGTGGCGGCCGAAAAGCTGAACAACGACCCGGCCAGGCCGCTCCAGTTCCTTCGGTTGAAGGAAGTCCTTCCGCCCCCCATCGAAAACCGTTTTACCCGGCCGGAGCGGGACGTACTATTGTACGACGGCGTGGCTACGTTCATCGTGGATAGCGGCGGGAATGTCCTCATTGAACGTTGTATTACCTCTTACCAGAAAAACGCCTTGGGCCTTCCGGACCCCAGCTATCTGGATGTCCAGACGTTGGCCACCCTGGGGGAAATCCGCTACCAATACAAGGCCCGCATGGCCAACCGGTTCATCGTACCCCGCTTCAAGTTGGCGGATGATGGCTTCCCGGTTACGCCCGGTTCATTCATTGCCACTCCGGCGACGGTGAAGCAGGAAACGATTGCCTTGTTCAAACTCCTATACGACCGGGGGTTGGTAGAAAACTTCGATGATTTCCGGGCCAACCTCGTGGTGGAGCGGGACTTGTCCGACCGTAACCGGGTAAACGTCCTGTTGCCCCCGGACTTGGTGAACCAATTCCGTATTCTGGCGGGTCTGATTCAGTTCATTCTCTAACCGGTCGGGGAGCGGGGGAAATCCCCCCGCTTACCCACTTGCCTGGGTGCGAGACAAACGATAACGACTAACCCTGGGGGATACCCTGGGCAGGAATTAAGAGGGCGTAAAATGGCGAATAAGATTACTGGACGGGTGGATATTCTCGTCAACGGGGTTCCGCTCCTGAACAAGGCCGGTGCCGTGGCGCGGGGCGTGGGTCTTTACCCGGCGACGGAACGTAAACCCGTGGTTGGGGATTCCGGCTTTCATGGGGTGGTGGATGAAACCGTCCCGGCCGAATGCGAAGTCACTATCACCGACCGTTCCGACGTCATGTTGGGTTCCCTGGCGGCCGTAAACGGCGACGGTACCATCATCTTCCGTACGCGCGGGGGCGGGAAGGTATACGTCATGGAAGGGGCCTATTGCGTGGGAAGCCTGGAAGTGACGGCCGGAGAAGGGGAAACCAGCCTCAAGTTTTTTGGTGAAGGCTGGATTGAGGGGGTGGAAGGGTGAGCGGAAACTCCTTCGAGTTATTGACCCTGAAACATCCCATTCCCGTGGAGAAAGACGGGAAGCCGGATACCGTTACCCATATCCGGTTGGGGCGATTGAAGGCCAAGCACCTTCGGTTAGTCCCCAAGTGGTTCACCGAGTTGTCGGAAGAGTTGGCCGACTTGGATGAAGACGGACGCAAAAAGGCCAGCCGGAAAGCCTTTGCGGACCTGACGCGGTTCCCGGACTTTATCCCCCTGGTGGCGGCTCTGGGGGGAATTTCGGAAGACACGGCTGGGGAAATTGACTTCGAGGACTACCCGGACGTGTTGGAAATGGTGTTCTCTTTTTTATCCGAAACCCCTTCCCCCTCGACTGGCGGGAAGGCGTGTGGTTGATCGGCCATATATTCGGATTCTCCCCCCAAGACCTTTGGGAAATGACCATGGAGGATTTGAGCTTTTGGGTTGAGGGCGCGGAACAGGTAGGCAAGTGGACTAAGGGACGGTAAGGAAGACAATGGCGGATAAATCGTACAGCGCAAGTATTATCTTCCGGGGAGTAGATCAACTAACCGGCGTGATGAATCGTATGGCCAAGAACGCTAAGACCGTGGCCGATAAGATGAATTATGCCGGGATGACAATGTCCAAGTACTTTACCGCTCCCTTAGTCGCCCTTGCTGGTTACGCGGTTAAGGCCGCCATTGATTCGGAAACCGCTTTTACTGGCATGATAAAGACGATTAACGCCGCTCCCCCCGTCCTCAATAAACTCAAAAAGGAATTCCAGGACATGTCCTTGCGAATTCCGATTACAGCGAATAGTCTTTTTTCTATTGGGGAAGCGGCCGGGCAGTTGGGTATTAAGGTTGAAAACATAGCTTCCTTTACGGAAGTCATGGCCAAACTCGGGGTAACTACCAATCTAACGGCGGAAGACGCGGCGAATATGTTAGCCCGGTTCGCCAATATTACCCAAATGCCTCAGACGGAATTCGGCCGGTTGGGTTCCGTTATCGTTCAACTGGGTAATAATATGGCTACGACCGAAGCCGAAATAGTTACTATGGCTATGAGATTAGCCGGTGCTGGTAAACAAATTGGGTTAGCCGAACCGGAAATTATGGCTTTTGCTGCCGCACTTAGTTCTGTAGGTATCGAAGCGGAAGCCGGCGGAACCGCTTTCAGCCGGGTCATGATTAAAATGCAGGACGCGGTATTTAAGGGCGGGAAGGAGTTAGCTACCTTCTCCAAGACCGCAGGAATATCAGCGGCCGACTTCAAAAAGAAATTCAAGGAAGATGCTTCTGGTGCCATGATCCTGTTCGTGGAGGGATTGAAACGCATAAAAGAGGAAGGAAAGAACGTAAACGATACCCTTACTATTTTGGGTATGGAAGATATTCGGGTGCGGGATTCCTTACTCCGGGCCAGTGGCGCGGGAAAGTTATTCCGGGACGCCTTGAAGTTAGCCAACGATGAATGGGAAAGTAACAACGCTTTGAATCGGGAAGCGGCATTGCGGTTCGGGACTACGGCCAGTAAACTACGTATGTTCATGAACCACATTACCTTAACGGCCGTTAGAATCGGGGATAAACTGATACCGGTTCTTCTTCAACTCACGAAAGAATTGGACCCCTTGGTTTTCCAAATTCGAACTATGGATGATTCCACGTTAAGTTTATACTTGCGAATAGGATTTATTGTGTCTATCGTGGGACCACTTCTTCTGGCTTTTGGAGCTATGGTAGGAGCTATTCGAAATATTGGGTTGGCCTGTATAGCGACAGCGGGGGCAATAAAATATTTGTCGGGAACCATGATACTCTTGGATATAGCCTTCTTGGGGGTAGTTCTGGCCGCAGCACTATGGATTTATAAATGGGATG